CAAAGAAACTTAAGCACTTAATCACAGATATACAGGATTTCTAAGTATGGCAATAAGAAAATCAATAACGGACATTATTAACGAGTGTGCAGCGCATAAAACGCCTAAGGCTAAAATCGAGGCGTTGCGGGCAAACTCTAATGCTCCGTTGCAAACAATCTTATCTTATACATATGATAAAGGGATTGAATTTTTAATCCCTGATACACCACCACCGTGGAAACCTAATGAATACGAAGACGAAGCTAAGGCGTTACTTTATACGGAAGCTCGTCGTCTGAAGATCTTTATTAAAGGTGGTGGATATGATAATTTGAAGCAGCTAAAACGAGAGCAATTGTTTATCTCTCTGTTAGAAGATGTGGATAATGGTGATGCACATACTTTAGTACACATGATCTCTAAGAAGCCTTTCAAAGGTTTATCGAGGAAGATCGTAATGGAAGCATTTCCAAACTTAATACAAAACGAAGAATGATATAAGGGTATAATCAAATGAGTAAGAAGCGCATCAAGAAATTCCGTGACGCTTGGGAAGATGATGAGTGGGGTACTGACGAAGATTACAAAACTAATGGAAAGAAAAAGACTGGCAAGCAACGAGCAGTAAAAGAGGCTCGCCGTCAAAAGTTTTCAGATCGTTGGTACGACGATAACAATAATATCAAAAGAAAGCCAAAAAAGTCAAAATAATTCACTTTAAAGTGAAATAAACAGTTGACATTTCTTTTTAGATGAATTATAATGTATATAACAAATGAGGAAAAGGACTACTAGAAACGATTCAAATTAATTTCAAATAAAAGTGAAATAACAGTTGACAATCGCTTCGAACTAGTTTATAATGTATACATAATCAATCAAAAAGGAAATATACTATGACTAAATATGCTAAATTTGACAAATCTACTCTTAAAGCTCTTCGTTCAGAAATGCAAGAAGTAATGAACAAGTACGCCGTTAAAGCTAACTTGGATATCAACGTTGGTAACATGCGGTTCTCAGATGCTGAAGTTACTATCAAGGTAGAAGCTAAAATCAAAGGTGGTGTTACAAGGTCTGATATGATGCTTGAAGCAATGGCTAAATCAGCTGGTCTTAAACTCACTAACTCAAACGGTGATACCTTAACTGGTTACAACTCCAGAGCAAAAGCTTATCCTTACCAGTACACATGTGGTACTACTGGAAAGCGTTACAAATGCTCTCCAACTCAAGCTAAAATGAAGTTTGCTTCATAATTTAATTTGAAATTAAAGTGAAAAGGGGGTTGACATTCAATCCCTTTTTTGTTATAATAGTAGTATAATTAAATTAAACAGAAAGTATGAATATGAATCTAAATGAAAAAGTAATCTTAACAGACGTAGATGGAGTCCTTCTTGACTGGCTCTTCTCATTTACGCAATGGATGGAAAAGCATGGCTACGAAACAGTAGCTGGTGCTGAAGATAATTACGACGTAACAAAGCGTTATGGTCTCGATGAAGTTGAAAAGGAACGTTTGGTTCGAATGTTCAACGAGTCAGCTTGGATACGTTGCTTACCACCTTTACGTGATACTATTAAGTATGTACGAAAGTTACACGAAGAACAAGGATACGTATTCCGTGTTATCAGTTCTTTAAGTAACGACTACTATGCTCAACATTTACGTACTAAAAATCTAATTGAAATGTTCGGACCAAGCGTTTTCGATACATTTGTCTACTTAGATACAGGTGCTGATAAAGATGATGCATTAGAACAGTATCGTGGAAGTGGTTGCTGGTGGGTAGAAGATAAGCCAGAAAATGCCGATCTTGGTATCGAACTTGGTTTAGACTCTATTTTAGTCGGTCATCAGTTCAATAAGAACTATGCTGGTGAAGCTACTCGAGTGAATAATTGGAAAGAAATATATCAAAAAATCACAGGAGAATAGGGTTTCAAGCTTGGTTCGATTATAAATATAATCAGTAATACAAGCCTAACATAAAAATTCGTTAAGCTAACCTTGTATTATGGGTTGGCTTTTTTTATATTATAACATAGGAGAATGTATGCCTACATATACATTTGAAAACACTAACACTAATGATCTAGTAGAATTCACTATGAAGATCGCAGAGCTTGATCAATTCAAGCTAGATAATCCACATTTATCACAAAGAATTGTCCGCCCTCCATCACTTGGAGATGCGCACCGTCTTGGGCTTAAAAAGCCTGACGACGGATTTCGTGATGTTCTCAGAAACGTAAAACACCACCACAAAAGGAATAACATCAATACTTGGTAATTTGATTTTGAATGATGTATCCTATAACAATTAGGAGAGTTCAATGGCAGCTAAACAGCGAAGATTATCCAGAAGAGAAAAACAACGTCAACAACGAGATCAGGAGCACATGGTAGGTATCTTAAATCAAAACTTCGGTATGAGACACATAAATCCATTAACACCAACTCAAGAGGATATGTTTAGATCTTATCAAAAGGGTAACAATATCGCGGCCATCGGAACAGCAGGTACAGGAAAAACGATGTGTGCTATGTATTTAGCACTAAACGACGTACTTAAGAAAGGAGGATATGAACAAATCATCGTAGTTAGATCTGCAGTTCAGACACGCGAACAAGGCTTCATGCCAGGAAGTAAAGAGCAAAAAGAGGCACTATATTCAGTACCTTATTCAGATATCGTCAACGACTTATTCGGTCGTGGAGATGCATATCAAATCTTAAAACAAAAAGGCATGGTCAAGTTTATGACATCCTCATTTGTCAGAGGTTTAACATTCGATAACTCTATTATTATTGTAGACGAATGTCAATCTATGACGTACCACGAATTAGATACAATTATCACACGAGTAGGAGAATCGTCCAAGATTGTATTTTGCGGAGACACAAGGCAAGACGACCTAGCAACATCTAGGAATCGAGCAGAAGTCTCTGGACTTAAAGAATTTTTACGAGTTATCAAAAGGGTGGATAGCTTCGAAACTATTCAGTTTACACCGGATGATATTGTTCGGTCAGGACTTGTAAAAGAATATATATTAGCAAAGGAACGTTTACAAGTCGCGGCTTAATAGCCGAAACAAGGATGCCCTTCGGGGCATTCTTACTTTAAAAGGAAAGAAACATGAGAGTAACACGATTATTTGTAGATAGGCACTTAGGACACGCAAGTCCAACGCCTAATCCATATCATATGACACCATACGTGGCGTCGCCAAATTCAAGAGTAACGGCTAACGGTATTCCTATTGTCGTTGTTGGTGGAGCTACTGCATGTGGAGATTTTGCAGTTGGCGGATCTGCCTTTGTTACAGCTTCTGGTCTTCCAGTTCATAGACTATTTGATGCTACATCTGGTCACGGAACCTTTCCACCAAACATTTCAGCCGGTGGTTCTCCACAAGTTATCGCTTGGAAATAAGAAATGCCTAAGCCAAATTATGCATCACTATTCGCAGATATTGCTTTAACAGCTCCAGGATCTCCTGAGCGCGAAGCATTAGAAGCTATAGTTTATAACTTTACTCCACCTATTCCATTACCGGAAGGTGAGACTGTTGATGATTATTTGCTTAACAAAACAGAACAAGAATTCTTTGCCTATATGGCAGACGACTATATTGTAGATAACCCAGGATATGTAAGTCCAGCAGGTCAAGTCACACTTGCTTATACATTCCCAGATTACGTTGTCAACGGTTATATAAATATAGAATATCCAGACAGTGGATTGTATGCTGCTGCCGGATATGTACAAGAAGGTTATTTAGAATTAACAGATACATCAATCAGCAGTGGTTTTAGTTCGTACGTGGGCCAATACTACAATGATCTAGGGGAAACAACGTAATGTCAATTACAAAAAGAAATGACAAAGGCTCGGCCTTAACTTATGACGAAATGGACGATAACTTTGATGCTATTGCTCCACGTACAAGTGCAACAGGATCTATTCAAATTCCAGCCGGCGATACAAGCGCAAGAGACGGTTCGCCATCAGATGGTTACTTAAGATATAATACAAGTCTTAATTCTTTTGAAGGATATCAAAACGGTGCTTGGGGTAACCTAGGCTCTGGTGGTGGAGGCGGTGGCGGTGACGTTAACCAAAACGCTTTCAGTATTTTATCAGTTTCAGGTCAAGCAAGTGTTTCTGCCGATACAGCAACAGATACCGTAGAGTTCATTGCTGGTTCTAATATTACTCTTACAACAAATTCAACAAACGACAGTATTACGATTGCAGCTTCAGGTCTATCTCAAGACTTTGCATATTCAAGTTTAACTGGCGTTCCATCATCTTTTCCTCCATCTGGTCATAACCAAGCTTGGTCTACTATTACAGGAACACCAACCACATTAGCAGGTTACGGTATTACTGATGGTGGTGGCGGTGGCGGAGGAGCACAAGGTGTTCAAGGTTTCACTGGTCAAACTGGCGGAGATGGAGATGCTGGCGATCCTGGTGCTCAAGGTATTCAAGGTATAAATGGTATTGGCTTAAGTGGTAACCAAGGTATTCAAGGACCTGAAGGCGGAGGTGGCGGCGGCGCTGGTAACCAAGGCGTTCAAGGTACTCAAGGTCAAACAGGTTTTGGTACTGCTGGTAACCAAGGTACTCAAGGTTCAAACGGTTTCCAAGGTGTAGCCGGAGATGCTGGCGATCCTGGTGACGAAGGTTCCCAAGGTATTCAAGGTCCAGCCGGTGGCGGTGGAGGCGGAGGTGGAACCCAAGGTCTTCAAGGTGTTCAAGGACCGGATGGTCCAGACGGACAGCCAGGTTTCCAAGGTCTTCAAGGTGGAGGCGGACAAGGCGTTCAAGGTTTGCAAGGTGGCGACGGTCCAGCAGGATTCGGTCTTCAAGGCATGCAAGGTATTCAAGGTCTTCCTGGAGAAGAAGGTCCTGAAGGAGAAGGCGCTCAAGGTATTCAAGGACCAGCAGGATCTATTCAAGGTCCGGCAGGTGATGAAGGCGACGAAGGTCCAAACGGACCTCAAGGTGTTCAAGGACCGGCAGGTTCTGTTCAAGGTGTTCAAGGTGTTACCGGTGTAGGTGATGCTGGACCACAAGGATTTACAGGTGCAGGTACTCAAGGTTTAATTGGTGACGTTGGACCACAGGGTGTTCAAGGTACTCAAGGTTCAACTGTTCAAGGTATCCAAGGTGAAGCTGTTCCAGGACCAAATGGTCTACAAGGAGCTTCAGGTTTCCAAGGCGCGGTTGGTAACGACGGTGTTGGTGCTCAAGGTATTCAAGGTAATGAAGGTTTCCAAGGTACTCAAGGTTTAGTTGGACCTATTGCAACACAGGGTGTTCAGGGTTTCCAAGGTGTTCAATCTATTCAAGGTCTTCAAGGACCAGATAATGGAATTTCTGCTTCTGACTTCTCAGTAACTACTGGCTCACCAAACTCTGGCGGTACATTAACATATTCTGATGTAACTTCTGAATTTACATTCGAACCAGCAGATTTAACTACGCTATCAGCAGACTTAGATCCTGCAGGATATGGAATAGAAAATACTGATGGTGCTGTACCAGTAGAAATAAGTTACGTTGCTGGAAGTACAACAAGATCTACTATACGAATTGGTGGTACAAATAACTCATACGAAGATAGAATTGATCTACTGGTTAGTGGTGCTTCAGCTGGAACATATGGTCTTAGCATATTCGCAGATAATCAAGGTGCCAACAAAGCACTTATCGTAGATGAATTACCAGTTCGATTCGGTCAATTTAGTACAACTCAACGTGATGCTCTTACAGCAGTGGCAGGCATGGTCGTATGGAACTTAACAACTCAAAAGCTAGAAGTTTACAACGGATTTGCTTGGGCAGCAATGCACTAAAAATAAGTGATAAAACAGTTGACATTTTGTTTCTTATATGATACAATGTCAACTATATGATACAAAATGAGGCTATACTATGTTTACACATGTCGAACACGGCATAGAGTTACCGGCTTTAACTCGGAAAACTACTGAAGCAGGCCGGAGATACTTTACCCCTGAAGGTAACGCATATCCATCAATCACAACAGTTTTAGGAATACTTTCAAAAGAAGGTATTATGGCATGGCGAGCTCGAGTTGGCGAAGAAGAAGCTAATAAGATCTCTCGTCAAGCAGCTGGTCGTGGAACAGCAGTTCACAAACTTGCTGAAGATTACATCGATAACAAAGAAGATTGGAGAGGCAAACAAATGCCTGCTAATCTTAATACATTTAACGATTTACGTCAAATCATAGACGGTCGTTTAGATAATGTATGGATGCAAGAAGTTTTTCTCTATAGCGATAAACTCAAAACAGCCGGTCAAGTCGACTGCATAGCTGAATACGATGGTGTGTTATCAATCATCGATTTTAAAACATCTCGTAAACCAAAGAAAGAAGAATGGATCGAAGGCTACTTTATCCAAGCATGCTT